AATATTTACTGCTGAACCTATATATGTTCTTTCAGGATGAACAATTGATTGTATTTGATATACACCTGTCATGCTACAAAAATATAGTAAAGAATTCTGAAATACCAGTGTTTTTTAAAACATTTATTTACCGATAGAAACGTTCATATTTCTTTATGACCTTGCCGTATGTGTCAACAAAAGTTTCATAAAGACCATTGAAAACTTGTTCCTGTGTTTCTTCAACTGCTTTACTAAAGAAATGTGTTGCTGTAATTCTACCTGTTGAATGTGCTGTCATTTTTCTTGTAAATATTCTTGTTTTGGTTTTGGTCATTCTGTCTTTTGTGCCTTCTTCAAAAAATAATGCCATAAAGCCAGCATACCTGCCTGTTTTTCTTGCACCAACATCAGCATAACCACCATTTTCATCAGGATAATATTTAACTCCTAATGATTTTTGAATTCTTTTGCTGGTTGTGTTTGCCCTTGCTGCATCAATTAAAGGTTTTGCTGCTTTTGCATATCCTTTTTTTAGTACTTCTTTTTTAATTGAACTATCTAAATCAGATATTAATTGATTAAACTCGGCAATATTTTCAACAGTCATTTGCATAGTCAGAAGGTGTTATTGTTGTAAAGCACAGGTTAATGTTATGCTTTCTTTATAAATTGGTGAATCTTTAATGTTATTGATAGTATAAAACTTGTCTTTATATTTAACTCTGAATGTTTCATCAATATCTTCTCTGTATCTAATCACAAACTGACATATTTTACTGGTGAATAATTCAAAATTTGCTATCATTTTGTTTCCACCAATATCAAGCATATTAGCATTTACAGTTTTGTAATCTGCATACTGTACATCTTGCATTGAACCATAAGGATTTTTTGCCGTTATTGGTTTTTGAAGTGTTATTTTATATTTTAAAAGACCTGAATCCATTGTAATTAATATTTTAAACCGTAATTAACGTATGGGTAAATTAAAGCATCAACAGTCTCAGGTACTTTATATACTTGCTGTCTTGATTTGCTTTCCCTAAACTCATTCATATCTGCTGCTAAATAAAGTATTGCTCTCTTTAGTGCTAATGGTAATGTTGTGCCTGTAAATCCTGAAGGATATCTATTGATAAGTGAATACATTTCTTCAGTTGCAGTATTAACCATATCCTGAAGTTCTGCATCTTGACTTGTTTCATCTTCAGACATTCTAATTTGCCTTTTAAGCAGTGTTATGTTAAGATCATTCATATTCTAATTTTTATATAAATACTATGAACATATATAAAGAAAAAAGACTGTCAATTCTGAAACTAACAGTCTTTTTAAAAAATATATTTAACGTACTAAATAGAAATTTTTACTTGCCATAGCCACGAATAAACGATGCTTGCCTTACAGGTCCCATGTCCTGATATACTTCAATGTGCAAACGAACAGCATTGTTTATAGCTGCTGAATATGGGTCAACAAGAATACCAAGTGTACCAAGTGATTCAGGTGTGCTACCAAAAAATGCCATTACAAATTTTGACCAGTCACCAAACAAAATACCATAGTTGCTAGAATTTAAGGTACTTGACATAGCTGATGTATAGAATACAGGATAACCAACCAAGTCATTACGACCTTGTAAAATAGGTACTGTAGCACTTGCAAAAGCTGGTACTTGTCTAAATTTATAAGCTAACATTGGGTGTGTTAAGAATGCTAATGAACCTTCCAATGCATTTGCTGTGTCCAACATAGCTATTAAATTATAAACACCAAGACCAGTTGCACCTGTCATTTGATAAGTGAAACCTGTACCTGTGAAAAGTGAATCTGGTTTATAAGCTAAATGTGAGTGACCATCAACAACAGCTTTGATTATTGCTGAATTGATAGCACCAACGATAGAACTTTTTATGATTGCTTCATTTGCAGGATTTTCCTGAACAAGTAAAGTTTTGCTTATGTCAACATAACCAGCAATTCTTTTTGGTGTTAAAGCTAGTCCTGCTGTGTTAGTTGGTGTTACATCAGTTTCTGCAATATTTTCACCGTTAACATAGTCTAAAACTATAGCTGTTTGTGAAGGATATGTAACATTTGCTGTTGCATAAAGCACTTGTGCACCCATTTGAATAAGTGGGTTTTGTGCATACAAAGGTGCAATTAAGTCCATAACCTCAGTTGCTACACTGGCATTTCCAGCAGCAGCCATAACAGCACGTTTTTCAACTTCACTCATACCATACATTTCTGCATAGTCTCTGTTAGTTGATAGTGGTAACTGTATTTGTCCTTTTGTGGTTAAACCATTAGTACTAAATGCTTTGTTACCAATTTCCATAAATCTTATTTCAGAATCCTGAAGTGGTTTATTGTATGCCACAGCATTAATGGCTCTTGCAAAAGAAAATCTTTTTTCGTTCATTTTTTTATTTATAATTGTAATGTTTTTATTTTTACTTTTAGTTTCAGCTTCTGCTACATTATCAGCAGCTTCAGCTTTTGCTATTTCATCAGCAGCATTTTTAATTACTGTTAAAAGTGCAGCAATTTTTGTATCTTCAGCATCAGTTAATTTTCTTGCTTCTTTTTCAGCAAGTGCAATTATTGCTCTTTGTTCATCAACTGCTGTTGCTTTTGTATTTTGTAATTCGATTAGTGTCATACTGAAATATTTTATAATAAATAGTTAATATTATTTTTTTATAAGTTTAGAGTTTTTCTTAGTTCAACATAATATGTTTTTAAGTCAGCAATTCTTTTTTCTTCAGCTAATTTATCATCAGCTAATTTCTTTTCATCAGCAATTCTTTTTTCTATAGCAAGTTTTTCAAGTTCTCTTGTTTCTGTTTCAATCAATGTGTCAAGACCTCTTGTGCTAACTTGTGTTGCTTCATAAGCTGGACTACCTACAATTGAAAAATCATATAATGCATTTATGTTATTAATCTCACGATTATAATAACCATCAGCACCTTTTGACCATGTATCATTTTTTCCATCTGGGTTAATATGCATTGCAAAAGAAGCACCTGATAAATCACCTGCTCTTACTGCTTGAAGAACTTCTTCACCTAAAGCAGTTCTCTTTGCCATAAATTTGAAATGAATACCAGAATCTGTTTTATTTATTTTCAAACTACCAACACCTTTTTTTGATCTGGCAAGAATACCTTGTGAATCACTATGATTATACAACATCATTATGTCACTATTTTTCAACAGGTCATCTGATATTGCTGAAGGTTTTATTGTTTCGTGAAACTGTCTGCCAGTTTGAGTACCAAGTAATTCTGAAGGTGAATTAAAAACAATTGCAGTACCTGTTATTTCTCTTGAATCTGGTTCTGCTGATGCTCTTAATTCTGCATTTATATATCTGATTTCTTTTTTAATTTCTTCCATAATTGAAAATTTATAATAAATACTTATTGTTATTATTGTTGTGGCATATTACCACCCATTGCTGTGCCACCCGACATTGGCATATTATCTTTTTTAAGATTATTGTCCAGTGTATTCACTGTTGCTGTGTTAGTTATAGACTGTGTTTGAACTGTTACTCTAACTTCATCACCACCTTCAACCCAAGGTTGACCAATTTTTTTTCTAACATCATTTATAGTAAAATATCCGTTTGATGTCATGTCTATATAATATTTTGCTTGTACTGAACTATCCATAGAAATTAAATCAGTTAAATCAAAATCCAAACTCAATGTTTTTCTATCCTTTGGCAATATTAATTTAACTGCAAATTCATTGATAATCTTCTGTAGTTGTGGTTGTAATGTAGTGTGTAAATATTCTATCTGAATAGCTTCAACAGTACCTGCTAATTGCTTAACATTATCAAATAATAATGATGGGTGAATGCTATACCATCTTGCAACTTCTGTAATATTCCACTGTCTGCTTTCCAAAAGTTGTGCATCCTTTGGACTTATAGAAAGTTGATGTACTGTCATACCAAGTGGCATAACAGGTATTTGTTTTGTGCCTAAAAGTTGATTATAAGCATTTCTCCACCTGTTTTGAATATCTTCTACTTGTTTTGGTGTTGGTGAACCTTCTGCTTGTATATAAGCATTACTATTGCTACCGTTTTTTAAGAATTCTGATGATTGATTTTCTGTAATCCATAGTGTTTCAAAAGAACTTCTGGCATATCTTATGTTTGAAATACCCAAATCACTATCATCTGGGTCAGGAAAATTGATAATATGAATCATATTGCTGTCATCAACAAGACTTTCAACACCATGCAACACTGGCAAAGTATTGTATAAATTGTTTAAACCCTGCACATTCCATTTCCTTTGCCCATTTACAATGACTTTTGATACTGCATTTGGTGGTAAAAGATGTAATGCAACTGGTGTAAAGTCCTTATCACGAACTATATAGACATACATATTACCATTATTAAGCATATTAAGCATACCTATCTTCCAAAACATAAAAGAATTCATTGAAGGATTTGGTTGATAAAGCAATAAATCATACAAAGGACTGTCAGTAAATTCTTTTTTAAAACCTTTAGCATCCTTCTTATATAATTTCAAATCAAGTGTGGCAATATCATTACTGATCTTGTTAGTAGCTGCATAGACTGCTGAAAGTGTTAAATTTTTCTTGATATCAAATGATGATGTGTATGGTATACCCAACGGACCCACTGGCATAGTAGTCCAGATATCTCTTTTTTCTTTTGCTAATTCATCAACCTGTGTACGAAGTGCACGAATATCTTTGTTATAAGTAAATATTGACATATATAATATTTACCTATAAATACTATTACTATCATTATTAAATGTTGTAAGAATATTGTGGCATTGTTAAACTGCAATTTAAAGCTGTCAAAATTGCAATTGCACCGTCTATCTTATTGGCTGATTTGCTTTTAGAAGGTTTCTTATTACCATTTGCATCTGTTGCTAAACTGCAATTTGCAAAACACCATCTGGTAATTTTGTTGTTATCTAAAATTATATTACCACCAAGTATAAGTCTTTCAAATTCTAATGTACCTGCTGAAAATTTTCCTATGCTTTGTGATACTGGTATCATTTTGTAACCTCTGTTTTTCATATCGGTTGCAAAAGGTTTTGCATGCCAGCTATCAAAGCCACAAGCAACAACATAGATGTTATTTTTTTCAACTATGCTTTGAATATCATTAGCAATTTGCTGGTAGTCTATTCTATTGCCAGCAATTAAAGTTATAAATCCTTGCTTTTCCCAATTCTGGAAGGTTGTTTGATCAACAGTATTGTTTAAATTTTCAATTGGCAGGTAGTATTTGTTAATATAATGATAGTTTCCAGCCACTAAAAATTG